CCCTGCCTGGCCGGAGAAATAGATATACGCCTTGGTCTTATCAGTTACAAAATTATCACCACTAACTCTAATCTCATCACCGACGGCGCCAGCGGTTAAAGAGAGTTCAATCTCTTCGGCAGCCAGGGCTGGTGAGGACGGGACAGCGATTAGCACCAGGGAGAGTGTTATGGTTACAGCCAGTATGCGGCAGATTTTATTACATTTCATTCTGGCAACCCTTCCTAGAAGAGAAGTGCGCTTCCAAGGAACGCCTTCTTAAATAGCCCCTAATCATTAACCTCCATAGCGTATAAATCACGGCTGATAATAAGCAGTTCTCCTGCCCACCCAGAAAGCAAGGAAACCGAGCAACAACACACCAACCACTATCAAGACATACCGAACCCAGCCGGGCAGGGTAAAGGAGGAGCCAACATATAACGACATCGGAGTCGGCCACTGGCTTTCATTGAAAGCACCATCCACTGCCTTTACCCGCCAGTAGTAAGGGGCTTCCTTCATGGTTGATTGCAGTTCTTCTTCCTTCGGAACAAGATACTCCGAGTAGGTCAGACCTTCTTTCTGTAATACGATAACACTAAAATCAACATCGGCGGCAACCTGTAGAGTATAGGTTACGCCACTGGGATCATCAACATCCCCCCAGTCAAAGTATATCTCTGTCTCTGCCTCGCTGGCATCTGTCGGCAGCAACAGCACTGGTGCCGGTGGTGCCTGAGACTCGACAGTAAAGACCTGCTTCACCATGCTGATACCGTCAGAGATGGTTATCGTGTGATTGCCAGCGACACTGGACGGAACATTGAAGATAACGGAAAAGGCACCATTATCACCGGCAACAGCAGTAGCTACCTCAAGCGTATCATAAGTAACGGTAACTATGCCGCCAACCTTAAAGCCGACGCCGCTGACCACGAGCGGCGCGCCGACATTACCGGCGGTCTGGCTGAGGCTGGCTCCAGCCGCCACGTCGAATTCCACCCGGCCCTGATTACCGTCATCGTCCTTCACCTTGATATCATAGGTGTCTGACTCTACCAGCGGCACATCAAAGCTAACTTCAAAGCTACCGTACTTATCAGTAGTATCCGCAGCCACCTCAATGTTGTCCAGGCGAACGGTAACATCACTCTTATTGCCAAAACCAGTACCGGTGACGGTAACACTATCACCGATAGCCCCCGATGATGAGCTTATAGTGAATGCAGGAATCACGATAAAGCTGGCTTCAGCCGAGGTGCCCAGTGCATCCTCGACCACAATCTCATGGCTCCCGGCGGCACTGTCGGGAATAGAGAAGGTGTAGGTAAACCCTCCACTGGCATCAGCCGTCTCATTACCCAGATTGCCAGTGGCAGCATCACGATAGTAGACGGTTACCGTCCCGCCGGCATAGAAACCCTGACCACTCACAGTTACCTCAGTGCCGACAGTGCCATCTCCAGGGTATAGCTCAATTTCAGGCTCCTGGACGATAAACGATTGTCTCACCTCACCACCGAGCACAGTGCTCACCCGAACATAAGATATACCCGCATCGGCCTCGGCGGGAACGTTAAAAGAGGTGGTGAAAATACCACTCTCGGGAACAATCAATGGACTGTTATCAATCTCAATACTGCCAAAGAAGATGCGAATCTCGGTATTCTGAAAGGATTCAAAGTGCGTTCCCGTCATGGTAACCTTTGTCCCTACCGAACCGGAGGACGGAGAGAGAGTAATCCCAGGCTGAGCCAGGACAGGTGTGGCCGGAGTAAGCACCATCAGCAGCGACAGGACAACAGCAACAACCAGCCAGCGGAAGATTCTGTTCGGTTTCACTTGGTAACCCACCCCCTAAGCCCTCCTTTCATGTTATCAGTCTCTTTCTGGCGCCACGCCTGGCGCTATAGGTCCCGGCAAAATTATCAAGTGTGTCCTTATTGATCAGCCAAGTATTATGAAGCTTGGTTGCCGGTAAGTCCCCCTGCCGACACAGCCGTTTCACCGTCTCCGGGTGCACCTTGAGCCGGCGGCTCGCCTCTATCGCATTAAAGTATTCATCCAAAAGCGCCATATTATTTTTAGATATTGCTTTATTAAAACAATAATAACTTTAACAGCTGTTTTTGTCAAGTCTGCCAAAATATGACAAAAGGCCGTTGACGATAATAGAACATATGTGCTATTCTGACACCAGCTAAATCCCCGCGAGAAGTTGAGTTATGGAGTTTGCCGAGCGTGAAGAAATTGCACTGGAAAAACCTGAAGATTCTCCTGAGAAGTTGGACGATGAGCTGGATTTACCACCGGAGTATTGCCACTACCAGGACAACGGTTGCGAGCTTGCCGCTTCCTGCCTTAACTGTCCCCTGGCAAGGTGTATCTATGACGAACCCGGCGGGAGGCAGCGCTACATGAAGAGGTTACGAAACAAGGAAATAGTAAGGCTCTTTGCTAGCGAAGGGAAGGACCTAAAAGAACTAGCCGCGATATTCGGCATCAGCCAACGAACAGTACAGAGAGCATTAAAGAGGGAAGGAAATGAATGAAGGCTTTACCCCGGCGCAGCTAAACCACCGTGATACCAGCCGACTGAAGGGTTATAAAGAACTGCTTGAATTCTACCATGGTCAGCACTGGGAAGGTTATGCCCGGCGCGGCGAGAAGCGCCTGACCTTTAACTATGCCAAGGTAGTTATCGATAAAATTACCTCGTACCTTATGTCAGGCATTACCTTCTCCGTTGACGCTATCCTCGACTCGGAGGAGGCGAGAAGCAGCGCGCAAAGGGCGGAACAGGCCTTATATCAGGTTTACCAGGATAACAACCTGGAGCAACTCGACTTTGAGACCGAGATTGACTGCGCTATCCTGGGCGACGCCTGCTTCAAGGTTATCTGGGACACCGAGACGAAAAGTGTCAAGATTACCACTCCCGATGTCCAGGGCATCTATGCCTGGTGGGTGGGAGATGACACATCACAGGTATGGCGGGTAGCCTCTAAATACAGCCTGCCTGCAGAGGAAGCCGAAGCCCTGCACCAAGTCAAGCCAAAAGGCAAAACAGCCAGCATTGTCGAGCTATGGACAGCCGGGGAGTTTGAACTCTGGCTGGATAATGCCCTGGTGGAGAAGAAGGTTAACCCCTATGGCTTTATTCCCTTTATCATCTGTCCCAACCTGAGAGAGCCCAAGAAATTCTGGGGGTTATCTGACCTGGCGCAGATTATGCAACCGCAACGGGAGCTTAACCGGGCTATGAGTCAACTATCAAGAATACTGGAGCTGTCCGGTAACCCGATAGCGGTACTGGAGAACGTGGAGGAGTCCGAGGATATCACGGTCAAGCCCAGCGCGGTATGGAATCTCCCTGAGGATGCCAAAGCCTACTTACTCGACCTGCTCCAGGGCGGTGGCGTCAACCTGCACATAGATTACATCAACCTGCTCTACAGAACCCTGCACGACATATCAGAATCACCACGGTCCACCTTTGGTAGCACCGAGAGGAATTTATCCGGTGTCGCCCTGGAGATTGAGCTGAGACCGCTACTACAGAAGGTGAAGCGCAAAAGGCTAATCCGAACCGCCGCCTACAACCAGCGGAACCGGTTGATTCTCAAGCTCCTGGAGCAGTACCGGAATGAGAATTTTGGGGACAACCATTTGCGCATCGTCTGGGGCCCGGTCCTGCCCCAGGATATGGAGCGACTGGTATCCAATGAACAGATACTGATTCAGAATGGTATCCACTCCAGAAGACGGGCAATGGATGAAGTCGGCGTGAAAGACCCGGAGATGGAGTTTAATAGATGGCTTGAGGAGAGAGAAGCTATCCTCAGGATGAACCAAGAGCTTAATACCAAATCAGCGCGGAGTGGAGCGAGAGTGAGAGCGATACCACCCGCAGCAGAGGGTATTGAGGAATAGCCCAGAGGAGGACAAAAGTTGGCCGATGACGAACTAACCCAGAATCAAGACCCTGCCCCGGGAGAGGAAGAACCAACAGAGAACGAAGCCACCAGGATTACTGAGATGGCGAGCCTGCTAACCGAAAAGGATGAGGAGTTAGCCGAAGCGAACCGCCGCATCGCCGAGCTGGAGCAGGCGGTAAGCGAGTCAGATGAAAAGTGCCAAGCGAGTAGCCACTCTCTGGCTGAGGCTGTGACTCACTACAGAGCACTGGCGATACAGGCCAATTCCGAAGTGCCTGAAGAGCTTATTGGCGGTGATACTATTCAGGACATTAACGAATCACTGAGTCAGGCTAAAGCCATGGTCAGCAGAGTGAAACAGGGACTGGCGGCGGAAATCCAAGCCGCCAAAATCCCAGCCGGGGCTCCGCAGAGGACACCGCCCGACCTCTCAGCGCTATCCCCGCGGGAGAAGATTCAGTACGGAATAGGAGGTAAACAATAAATGGCTTTAACCCTAGCCGAGGCAAGCAAGCTATCCAACGATATCCTACTTCAAGGAGTAGTAGAAACCATTGTTAAGGATTCACCGATATTGCAGATACTGCCCTTCATTGAGATTGTCGGTAATGGCCTGACCTACAACCAGGAGAAAACTTTGCCTACTATCGACTTCTACGATGTTGGCGATACCTGGGCCGAATCAACGCCTACATTCGAGCAGGTAACGGCAAACCTGAAGATTATGGGAGGTGACGCTGATGTCGACAACTTCCTGAAGGCAACCCGTTCCAATATTCAGGACTTAGAGGCAGCCGTTATTGAGCTTAAGGCAAAGGCGCTCCGAGATAAGTTTGAAGAGACCTATATTTACGGCGATTCAGCAGCCAATGCCAAGCAGTTCGACGGTCTGAGGACGCTCATTGATACCACCACCGCCAGCGACCAGGTGATTGCTGCCGGCGCCAGCGGGGCTACCCTTACCCTGTCCATGCTTGATGAACTGATTGATGCCGTAAAGGGCGGTAAACCATCACTACTGTTGATGAGCCGCCGGTCAAGGAGAAAACTGAACGCCCTGGTCAGGGCGGCCGGGGGCATGATGGAGACCGACCGGGATAAATGGGGGAACTTTGTCCAGTTTTGGGATGGCATCCCTATTGGAGTTAATGACTGGATACTGGACACCCATGTCGTCAGCGGTAGCGTCGAGACAGCCACCACCGGGGGCACCTGCTCCACCATATACGCCGTTCAGACGGGGGAAGGGGCTCTCTGCGGGCTGACCAGCCCGGGGCACCTGACCGTGGAACCCGTCGGCAGCCTGGAAACCAAAGATGCCAGCCGCACCAGGGTTAAGTGGTATTGCTCACTGGCCCTCTTCAGCTCCATTAAAACCGCCGCATTAATTGGTATCCAGGACTAAACAGGTTCTGGCGGTTGTAGCCAGGTCAGCTGCCAGCCAATCCAGAAAGGAGATAGGAGTGCTGGGGAATAACGGCCCCAGCCCCCTATCCAGAAAAGGAGGTAGATTATGGCACTCACAGTAGTGGAACACACAGAGTATCCGTTCGCCAAAGGCAACCTGACCTCAGACGGCATTCAATGGTCTGCTGAGCAGGACACCACCACTGCGGATGTTGATGTTGAAGTGGAAAGCGTTACCATCAAACCGCCAGCACTGGGGGAGATGATTGAGGTCGAATTCGGCCTGACGGCTGCTTTCCGGGCCGTATCCTCAGCCACAGCAGACCTCACCTATAAATGGCAGGCAAGAAACAAGGGGGGCAGCTGGGTTGACCTCCACAGCGCCGTTACCCTGGCTGCTATCGGCACCGGCTATGTTGAGGAAACCCGCAGCGGCCGCTTCAAGACAGCAGCCAACTTTGATGCGATGCCTTTTGAGGTAAGGCTGATAATCCAGTGCAACGAGGCCAACGAAGGGCGGGCCAAGGTTAAGAACTCAAGCTATGTCAGGGTGAAGCACTCTGTCTCGTGAGGTGAATAATGAAAACCCTAGTTGATAGAGAGGACTTGCTCTTTAGCCCACCGGAGTTGGGCTGTGTCCTGTATCTACCGGGTTCCCCCGGTGGTGACAGTAGAATTTGCGATAGAAGCCCTTATGGCAATCACGGCACGATAGTTGGTGCTACTTGGGAAAGGCTACCTAGTGGTCTGTGGTGCTTATCCTTTGACGGCACGGACGATTATGCAGCAACCGGCTATAAGACCAGCCTTAATCCTGCAACCGCTATCACTATTGAATTATGGATAAAGGCTAACTCAAGCGCTGGCTATCCATACTTCAATGGCAGGGGCTACTTTAACCAAGGCTTCAGTCTTAATCTGGGTAACAGTAAGCTCTACTTCTGGGTTAAAACTACCGATGGAAACTTGACGGTGGCAAGTGAGAGCACTCTCAACACCGGTGTTTTTTATCATATTGTTGGCACTTATGACAGTGCCGGCGGCAGTAACAACATGAAGGTATACATCAATGGGGTGCTTGATGCTCAAGATAATCTAACTGGCGCTATCGTTCCATTCACCTCATATTCGATGGGGACATACCTGGGCAGGGCGGACACTGCCGGGAGTTACTTCGATGGTCTCCTTGCCGCAGTTTGCCTCTACAACCGAGCTTTAACTGCCCTTGAGGTAGGCAACCATTTCAATCAAGAAAAACATCTATTTGGAGTGTTGTAGCCATGAAATACAGAGTGAGATTGGACCTGAGTTTCGACAGTGAGACTAATGCCCGAGCACTGATGGGCTACGCCAAGCAATTGTCTCACCAGGCGGGCAGCATCAATGAGGGCATGGCTAATGAGGAGATTTCCTTCTGCGACATGGAAATGTGTCGGCACGACGAAGGCCTGCCCTGCACCAAGCTGGAGAGGTTTGAAGTCAGGAAGCCGAAGGAGCAGTCATCATGAACCTAAGCGAGATGAGAGCCATTGTGCGCCGGGACCTGCACGATGAGGATGCCGCCAACTACCGCTGGAGCGATGACGAGCTGGACAGGCATATCAGCCACGCCGTAGGAGACTTCTCAGTAGCGCTGCCCCTGGAGCAGAAATCAATCAAAGCGACTACCGCAGGCTGCCGGGAGATTGATATCTCCAGCCTCTCCGACCGGGTCATCGTGGCAGCAGTTGAATATCCGGTGGATAAGTTCCCGAGGCGATACCAGAGATTCGCCCTATGGGAAGACAGCCTGACCATGCTCAGCACAGAAACCCCTGACGGCTCAAATGCCTACATCTACTACGGCAAGCTTCACACCCTGGATGCCACCGGCTCTACTATTCCCCAGCAGTCCGAGGAGCTCATTGCCACCGGCGCCGAGGGCTATGCCGCTGTTGAGTGGTCTCTCTACGCCATTAACCAGGTCAATGTCGGCGGTGATACCACTCCCCGCGAGTTTTTCTCCTGGGGCAATACCAAGCTAGAGCGTTTCCGGGCGGAACTGAAGCGGCTGGGGAAAAACAATCGGGTCAGGGTCAGCTCACTCTACCAGACCTACCACCCGCCGGTATCCAAAACGACCGACTACGGGCCGTAATCAACAGGAGGCAAGATAGAGATGGCGACAAAGCAAAGACCAGCCAGACTCAAGGAGGGCTTGCCCCAGGCAGCCTTCGCCATTGTCGGCGACCCGGCAGACCCCGCTACCTGGCAACTGCCACATCACAAGCGAAGCGCCTCCAGAGGGTTAGAAGGAAAACCCGATGTCGAGAAGACAGTGGACTGGGTGCGGATGTCAGTTGCCGTGGCCTCCCTCTCCCCAGGTGGCTACCGGGGGCAGAGGGTTGATGCCAGCCCGGAGGAGATACTGAAGGCAGCCGCACATCTGGCCGACCATTACCGGCAAGCCGATGATAAGCCGCTGCCCGATACCCTGGCAGCGCTGGTCTAGGATGAAAACCGGAAAAGCCGCGGAGCTCCGGGTGTATTCCCGAAACATTTATTTTGGTGAAGCAAAATGAGAAGTTTATCGTCAACCCTGCTGGCTGCTCAGCAACAGGCGAGCAGAACCCCCTATGTCAAGGTAGTCGCCAAGAATAAGATTGCCGGTGTCGTCAACCTTAGCTGGGACAGACTCTACACCGGTAGTGAGGACGACTACTTTCATGCCTTAACTATGCCCGCTGATGGTTCTTTAATCAGGGTGCGCATAACCCTGCCCGGTGATTCCAGAAAGCTCTATCGGCAGCGGGTGGTCAGCCCCGGTACGGCATCGGATTTCAGCCAGTGGCTATACTGCAACCAGTATAGCTGTGTCGCCGTGGCGGCGGCCTCACTGGGAAGCGAGGTCTCTATCTTCTGGATAAACTCCGGCCGGGAAATCCGGCGTATCAAAAGCACCGACTGCGGTGTCAACTGGGGCGCTGCCGAGTTTATTGACTACTCTCCGACAACCGCTATCCAGGGCATCGCCGCTGCTTACAAGCCCAACGGTGACCTGGCGATATTCTTTGCCGACCAGGCTACTCTATATGTAAAAAAACATAGCAACGGTGAATGGCAGAATAAAGCCGCCTGGGATAAAAGCACCGGCTCCCTGTCCGGAGTAACCACCGTCTACGACGGCGACTGGAACCTCTGTGTCACCGGCAAGGACTCCGACGACAATCTGAAGCTGTGGTCACTTGTTTACGGCGATGGCGGTGAGGTCGCCGCCGGCACCTGGTCGGCGCTGCAGGAGTTTGCCTCAGCCCCTGCCGACAGCAACCTGGCATATAAAGCCTGCTTCATGGCTAAGCCGGATACCTACCGCCATTTCTTTATTGAAGAGTTTACCGGCACCGCAGCCTACAGCCGCCCCTTCTGGTCACACTCTACCCCCGCTACCAGCTTTATTGACAACCTGTGCCACGAGCCGGTACCGCTTAACCTGTCCAGCGAGTATGGACTGGCCATAGCCTATCACGACAACTACTGCTGGCTGTCAAACCCTGCCGGCGTCTGGCGGGCCAAGCTCACCGAGTCCAGCCTCGACCTGACTGCCGATGTCCTCAGCCTGCGGCAGGAGCTCAGCAAAGGCAAAGGCAGGATAGTAGTCGAGCTGGACAACAGCGATGGGCGTTATGCTTTGCCGGGAGAAGGCGAGCTGGAGGTTCTTAATGTCGGTTGCCAGTTAGAGGTCAGCCCCGGCTATGCTACCACCGAGGGGAACGAGTCCAGTCCAGGCCCTGCCTTCTGGCTCGATGCCTATGAGCATACCTCGTCCGGCAATAAGTCCAGTCTCACGCTATATGCCTATGATGGCTGGCACTTAATCGAAAACTGGAGAGCCAGACACCAGTTCCGCTGGAATAAGACAGGTGACGAGATGAGCGTTAAGCAGATTCTGGAATTTGTGCTGGCCAGGATGGGGCTAAAACTTGAGCTTAAATCCCAATCACCAGTAATCACCGGCTACTACCCTGATTTCACCATCCACCCCAATAACAGGGGGGATACTGTCATCAGGAAACTGCTCTCTTTCATCCCCGATGTAATCTTTATCGAAGGGAACAAAGCTTACGTGGTGCATCCGCAGTCCTCGGACAACTCAACCTATTCCTATGGCCCTTCTCATCCCGTACTTGAGGGCAGCTACCAGAAGGGAGCCTGGGAACTCAACCGGATACAGGTTGAGGGCTATGACCCGGTGGGTGACGAGTCGATTGTTGTCGACTGCTTCTCTTGGACTGAGATAACCAGACTCCATGACAGGCTGCGTCAAGTTGAGGACCAGAACATAGATAGCGTGTCTAAAGCAGAGCAGAGAGGAGAGGCCTACTTGAGGCAGGCCGAGATAGAATCAACCAGCGGTGCTATCCGCACTCCGCCTAACTGCGGGCAGCAGCTATACGATGTCATTGACATCACCGACAGCCGCGCCGGACTCAGTACTGAGAAGAAGCGAGTGCTGGAGTTGACGCTGGCTTATCACCCCCGCCATGGAGAATACGAGCAGCGGCTGTTACTGGGAGCCGTATAAAAAAGGAGATGGGTAAATGAGTGTCAGGAAAGCAATACTAAAGAGTTTCAACTCCGGTGACTACACCGCCACTATTCAGCTAGCCGGCAGCTACAAGGCTTACCTGGAAGGTGTTGCTGTGGCGCGAAACTTACCGGCAGCAGAGATGGCGCTGGGTAGAAAGCTGGCGGTTAACTTCTTTGATGTGCATAACCCTAAAGAGGCAGTAGTCCTGGCTGTTTACACCTAGCTGATAACCAGTCCTGAAATGGGGCAATCCACAGTGATTACATGCGCCGTGCCAACTGGCACAATGCCTTCTATATCCATTTGCTCAGAAGACGACGAACCCGTTTTACTGCTGCTGTTGCCACTGCGGCTGAAGCCTTACCGATGGCTGCCAGTTGACTAACAAGGAAGCGCAGCCACCTTACTACTATCACCACTATTGCCGATAAAGCCCCGGCAATGGCTCCCCGGTGACTAACAATAACACTAACCCCGGTTGCTGTCGCCCTGGCTACTGCCACCATAACTATACCGATAGCTTTTATTATTTTGACCAGAACACGAACACCACCAGCGGACACAGCGGCTATGCCTACGCCTGCTTTACTGCCAGCCAGACGAGTGCCGGATACCGTCGCTGTGGCTGCTGCTACCATAATCATACCCATAGCTCTTATTATTCTAACCAGAACACGAACACCACCGGCGGACACAGCGGCTATGCCTAAGCCTGCTTTACTGCCAGCCAGGCGAGTGCCGGATGCCGTTGCCGTA